GGTACCACTCGATAGCGTCTGCGCCGTCGGTCGTTTGCATGACGCCAAGGTCTTCGGCGTCTTGTGTTTGGGCAAAACCGCCAAGACTGGCGTGCACGGCGGTCAGCAGTGCGTCGGCTTGTTCATCGGTGCCTGCGCCGCGCACGGCGCAGTCGATGAAGACGCTGGTGCGCCAATCCGTGGCATGGATCACGGCATGGGTGGCCATCGCATTTGGCATGCGCACGTTGATGGCACGCTCTTCGCCTTGCGCGATGGGGCGCAAGCGATCCACATGCACGGGCACGCCAGCCAGCGCCGGATCAGCGCACAAGTGCGCGCACAGCGCGTAGCGCAAGACCAGAAAGACGCTTGGTTTGATCATGCCGCGCGCTCCAGCAGGAGCACCGACATGCCAGCGCCGTCTGGGTGGTGCTCTGCGATCTTCCAGTGCGTGACGCCGTCCGTGCCTTCGATCATGACGGCTACACCACTGAATGCCTTGGGCACCGCGCCAGTGGGCACGGTGACGGCGGGCGCGCTGGAGGCCATGCCGGCGGCGCCGACTTCGGCCACGACGTAGTCCTGATCGAAGATTCCGCGAATTCCCGGCGCACCGCCGATGCTCACGAGAACATCGGACAGGTGCACCTGCACCGCGTCATTGACGCGCTGCATGGCTGTGGCAAATGGCGGCAGCATGGCGCTTTGCCGTTATGGCGCGACGGTTCCCGGCGTACCGATCAGCTTGACCTGCACATGAGCGTCGGTCGCGCCGGCGGCGGCAAAGCAGGTGGCCGCGCCGCTCATATCGCCCGCAGCCAGCGTTGTGGCCGCTCCGCCAAAGGCGCCTTCCGAGGCGACCCAGACCAGTTTTTCTCCTTGCTGGACAGCGACGCCAGCCACCTTGGGCAGCAAGAAAACGCCGGTGAGGGTGACGCTGCCGACGGCGCCTGGCGCGATATCGACCAGCGCCACGCCAAGCAGATTGCCGCATACGACGACATCGCCAGAGGCTACGGGCTTGCCGGTGGTGTTGACATAGTCGAGCACGTGGCCCGGCTGAATGAAGTTGTTGGCCATGATGAAAATTTCTCCTGTGAATGGGTCGTTCAGGTCACGCGCCGGCACCGGCGCTTGTGACGGCTCCACGCCAGTCGTGGCCGGCCACGCCGTAGTCCAGGCGCACCTTCCAGCGCACGCCGTCGGTATCGAAGGCGTCCTGGCGCTCCAAATACGGGGTATCCACGCCGTCGAGGAACGCCACTTCCAGCGCGGCGGACTCGCTTGGGTTGGCGAAGGCGTAGTAGCGCGTGCCTTCCAGGCGCGGCGTTCCAACGATGTCGCGGAACAGGCCAAGCGAGACGTTGGGCGTGAGCGCGTTTTGCGTGGGGTTTGGCTCGTACTGCGCTTCGTTGATGAGCCGTGCCTGCGCTTCCAGACCGATAGGGCCAAGCCACACCGCCGGGCGCATGTCCAGGTAGTCGTTTCCGCTGATGTCCATCTGCTTTGCCATGAGCACGCGCAGTTCGTTGAACGCCTGGCTCGACGGCGCTGCCGCCGGTGCGATGTTTTTGTGGCTGGCGTGAAACAGCGGCTTGCCGTCGTTCATGGTGGGACCCATGCCGCTGTTGAGCAGCAACATGGCGTACACGTCGGCTTCGACGGTGCGCGCGGCGGCGCGTCCCATGGCGGCGGCCTGGTCGGTGATGGCGCCAAGATCGTCGTTGATGATGGTCTCGCGGCTGATGTTGATGATGAAGCCCTTGGTGGCCGCCGCGATGCTGGTTTTTTCGCCGTCCGGGATGGAGACGTTCTTGTATTCGCCCAACTCGGTCTTGGGCAGCAGATTTCCCAGCGAGCCAACGCGGAAACGGTGATGCGGGCGGAAGTCCGACACCTGCCCGCGCTTGCAAAAGCGCGTCCAGGTGAGCGCCTGCGTGGCGTAGGCGGCCAGCAGCGTGCGGTGCACGGCGTCGGTGAGCAGCACCGGGAAGTCGCTGGTCGATTGCGTGAAGGCCGTGGCCACGATGTCGCGCCTGTCCATGCCGGCGCTGGATTTTCCGGAGCGTTCCACGCTGCCGCGCGCGATGTCCATCAGCGAGGCGCCGCGGAACGGGTTGGCCGCGTAGTTTTCGCGCTGATCCTTGCTGCCGAAGCCGGCACGCACCAGCAGCGCGGCGCTGATGGCCTCGCGGCGCTTGTCGGTCTCGTCCGTGACGGTGTGGATTCCGGCCACGGGCTGGGCGGTCTTACCCATGAGCGCGAGCAGGCGCGCGCCGGCGTCCTGGGCGCTGATGGCGGGATCGTCCTCGCACTGCGCCTGCAATGCCGACACGTCTGCGCGCGTGGCAAAGGGCTGGAAGGCTGCGCGAATATCGCCGCGCCGCTGCTGCTCGGCGGCAAGAATCGCGGCGCGATCCGGCGCGGCGGCCTGCGGAACGGGTGCGGCCTGCGCATGGGGCGCGGGCGCTTGGGCCTGCGGTTGCGGCGCTGGCGCGGCGGCCTGCGGTTGCAAAGCGGCCTGCGGCGCGCTCGCCTGGGGCTGCTGGGTTCCGGCAAGTGGTTGCGCCGCCGGTTCGTTGGGGTTGGGCATCATAGGCTCCTGGTGGGGTGCGGCGGCTGCCGCGACAGTGCCCGCCGCCAGCGTGGCTGGCAGCGAGCGGTAACGGGAGATTCCGGGCATGTGCGCGGCGCTGGCGGCCACCGGCGTAGCGGCGGTGATGGCGTCGATCAAACCGGCTTCAAGCGCCTGCTGGGGTGTGTAGTAGTGATCCTGGCCGTCGGTAAGCAGTGGCAGCGCGGCCTGCACGCTGCCAAGCTTGCGGGCATAGACAGAGGCCATTCCCTGCGCAAAGGAATCCATCAGTTCGGCTTTCTTGCGCAACTCGACTGCGTTGCCACCGCCATAAGACCATGGTGCATGGATCATGAGCATGGCGTTTTCGGACATGTTCACCGTGTCGCCTGCGGCGGCGATCATGCTGGCGGCGGAAAATGCCACGCCGTCGATTTCGGTAACGATGCGCGCAGGGTGTCGCTGCAAGGCGTTGCAGATTGCCAAGGCGTCTGGCACCGATCCGCCAAAGGAATTGATGCGTACCGTGATGGTTTGCGCATCGAGCGCTGCCAGTTGTTCGCAAAACGATTTGGCTTCCACGGTCTCGTCGAACCAGGACGTCCCGATGTCACCGTAGATCAGAATCTCGGCGCTGGAAGGCTGCGCTTGCGTGGCCTTTGCAAGCGGGCGAATGGCGAACCAGGTAGCGGGCATGGCGTGAGTGCGATTGCGAAATGTGATTCGCAGTCTCGCGCTCAAGCTGTGCAATTTCTAGGGAAGAAATTGCACTATTTTTCGTCGCCGTTTCCGTTTTGCGGATCGATGGGAGCTGCCGCCGGCACGCCAGCCGCCTGCGGCGTGGCGGCGCTGTTGAAGTACAGGCCGCGCTCGCGTACCTGCGCGCGCCATGCGCCGATTTGCTCGATTACCTCGGCGGGGTTGCCGCCGCGCCGACGGATCACTTCCACCTCGCTGGCAAAGCCGGCCTGCGTGAGCGCGAGCCACGATTGCGCCTCGCGCAGCGGGTCGATCCACGGCATGGACTGCCCCACGAACAGGCAATGATCGGCGGTTCCGGGCTGCACGTCGCGCGGAATGGGCAGCGCGCCGGAGAGGTGCGCCACCTGCACGAAGGTTTCCCAGTTGGGACGGCTCCACATGCCCACGAAATCGTCGGTCAGCACGGCGTAGTGCACCCACTGCTCGACAAGCTCCTGCCGCATGGAGGCGTAGGAGCCGCCGTAGTCGCGCGCGATGGACGAATAGCTGGCCCCAAGACCCGCCGCGTAAGCGCGCAACTGGCCGGAGCGCCAGCCCACCAGGTTGGGGTTGGGACGGTTGGCGTCGATCAGGCCGATGTCTTCGCCCACGGCCAGATCGTCGATGATGGAGCCTGGGTGCAGGCGCAGATCGCGCGGTTTTTGGTTGCCGTTTTCGTCACGCTCGGCGGGCGGCTGGTAGCCGTCTGGCGAGTTGCGCCGGACAAAGGCGGTGAGCGACGCGGCGATTTTCGCGGCGATGCGCTCGGCGTCTTCGTATTCCTTCAAATCCTGAATGCGCGTGATCACGCTGGCGAATTCCGAGACGCCGCGCCACTGGTGCAGGCGGTCAATGGTGTTGACGTGCACCATGTTTTCCGCCGGCACGCTCTTGAGTTCGGTGGACGCGTTCCAGCCCAGCCCTTCGCGCGGATCGCCCTTGTACACAGAGTACGCCACGGCGCGGCCCCAGTCGTTGACCTGAATGCCCTGCCTGATTTTTTTGGACACGTCGGTGTAGTCCAGCGGTACGAAGTCCGGCTCCAGCAACTCCAGCAGGAAGGGCACGCCGGAGCCGTACACCAGGCCGGGCTGGCGCCCGATTACCTTTTGGGCGAAGCATTCTCCGTCACGCAGCCACGTGTAGCAGACCATGCGATCCATCTGCGCGCCGTGCATGCGGTTGCCCACCTCCGGGCGCCGGCGCCATTGCTCGTACAGGCTGCGCAGCGCATCGGCGTATTCGGTGTGCAGGCCGCCGCCGCGGCGCTGCGGCTGCGGCTCGATGCCGATGCCGGACGGCCCCACGATGTTGTTGACCAGCGTGCGCAGCGCGCCGCGTGAAATATCGTGGTTGCGCTCCAGGTAACGCGCCTGCGCGCGCAGCGCGTGCGCCGACATTCCCACAAGGTTGTTGGGGCTGGTGTTGTCAAGGTGAAATTTGCGCTGCCGGGATGGCTTGGCCGCCTCGTAATGGGCCAGCACCTGGCGCGCCTGCTCGCGGCGCATGGCGCTGATGGGGTCAAGCCAGGCTATGGCGCGGTCGATCCGGTTCATGGGCGGCGCCTCTTTCAATCAAAGCGCGCCACGGCCATGGAGCCGGTGCCAAGGCCACCTTGGCGGCGCGCGTCCGACTCGACGGCGCGGCGAATGACATCGCGCGCGCGCAGCAGGTCGGTCATGTTGCGGTAGGTGGTGGTGCGCCCGTTGAAGGACACGCTCATCTCGCCGCTGGCGATGGCGCGCTCGATGGCTTGCAGGTCGGTTTGGGTGAACGGCATGATGGTTGCAACGCTACCCCGCAGGCTGTGCAATTTCACGGGAAGAAACTGCACTTTTTCTTGTTTGCCGAACGATCTGGTACAGCCGCGATCGTGAAATTCCGTGCCGGCGCATCAGCTCGCCGGCGTTGCGCCCGTCGAACTCGCGTGCAATGGATTCGTCGCGCCCGCTCTTGTCGGGCGCGGGAATGTACAGGCCGCGCCGGCCAAGCCGCATGCCGCCATAGCTTTGGCGCAGGGCCAGCACCAGGCGGCTTGCCAGCGCGGCGGCGCGCGCCTCGTGCAGGCCAAGGTCGGCGCGCACCACTTCGGCAATCTCAAGTTCGAGTTGCCACAGGTGGTCGGCGGTGCGCGCCGTCATGCTGGCGTGGGCCATCAGTTCAGGCTCCAGTCAGCGCCGGCAAATTGGTTGCCGCGCGGGCGCGGCTGCACGCTGGCAGGTTTTTGCGCCGGGACGGCCGGCGCGGTCAACGCCGTGGGATGCGCCGGAGCATGTGCGGACAGTTGATCGGCCATGCGCTGCCAGTCGGCGCGGGTGTGGCGGTGCAGGCGCAGCTCGGGGTGGTGGGCTGCGGCAAAGGCGTAAACCCATGTATCTAGTGGTTCGTTGCGCGCGCCGCGCCGTTTCTCGAAGCGGTTTTTGGCGGGGTTGAAGCTTTCGCTGACCAGTCCGGCAAAGTAGGACGGATCAAGTTCGTCGCTGAAATGCGTCAGGCGCTGATCCGCGTCTTTGTCGGCATCGGTGGAAAGGCGCCCAAACAACCAGTGCTTGGCGGCCACGGTGCCAACCTGCCACACGGCCACGCCGCGCCGGTCGGTGCGCCCGCGCCAGTTCACATCGGACAGCTTGGCTTTACCGAGGATGGGCGCGGTGTTGGCCACGGCGCCGGTGATGGGCATGTGGCGGCGCACCAGCTTTTGTCGGCTGTAGTGCTTGACGGCCTCGCCCCGGTGCCCGCCGTAGTCATGCGCGTTGGCGAGCACGCGCAACAGCGCGCCGTTGGCGTGCTGGATTGGGCGGTTTAGCAGATCAGTCAGTGCGGCCCATACCGCATCACCCGCCGGATCGCCAGGCAGTTCCACATAGTCGAGCACCCAAAAGGCCAGGCCCGCGCCCCAGCCCACGATTTGCACGGCCAGGCGATCGTCTTGCGTGTCGATGCCGGCGGTGATGGCGAGCACGCCTTCGGGCGCGATGCGCAGTTTGTAGGGTTCGGCCCGGTCGGCGATGGCGTTGTGGCGCACGGCGCGCATGGCCGGGTCTTCCCAACTTTCTGCCAGCCTGTCGTTGATGAAGGTTTTGAGCTTGGCCGTGTCGTTTTGCGCGGCAAGCCACATCCGCGCCAGTTCGGCCCAACGGGGCCCGAGGCCAAAGGCGTAGTACAGGCAGTTGATGGTGTAGCCGCGGCGGGCCGCTTCGGGTTTTTCCGGAACCCAGCGGCCAGCGGCTAGCATGGCGGGTTTGTGATGTTCCTCGATCTCCGCGCCGCATTCGCGGCAGACGTACCATGCGCGTTCACCGCCTTGCGACCATTTCAGGCCGGCCCATTCCAGCGGCTGCATGTGGCCGCAGTGTGGGCATGGCACGTGGTAGCGGCGCTGGTCTGATGCATCGAAAAGCTCGTCGATGCGGCTGATGCCTTTGATGCCTGGGGTGCCGATGAACATGTGCCGGTACGTGACCGGGAAGGCGCTGGTGCGGCCCAGCAGCATGTCCATGGGGTCGTCGCCGCCGGCAAGGTTGGCGGCAAAGTCATCCACCTCGTCCACCAGCATGATCTTGACCGATGTGGATTTGAGCCGGCTTGGGCTGCCGGCATGCTCCAGGTACAACTGGCCGCCGGCAAAGTCCTTGAAGGTGCGGGTGTTGGAAGCGTCGCGGCTGGCCACGGAGGTGAGCACTTCGCGCACCGCTTCGGTTTCCTCGATCATGGGGCCAAGTTTTTGCGCCACCCACTTGTTCATGCTGACCTCGGTGGGCAGGCACACCATGATGGGGCCTGGGTCTTCGGTCATGGTGTAGCCGAGGACGTTTTCTTCCACCGACGTTTTTCCGCTCTGGATGGGAAAGCGCAGCACCACCTCGCGCACCGGGCTGCGCGCGCTCATGCAGTCCATGGGTTCGCGCAGGATGGGGTTGCGGTTGGTGATCCAGCGGCCCGGCATGCTGCTGCTCTTGCGCGAGAGGACGCGGTGGGCATCGGCCCATTCGCTCACCGTCATGGGCTTGCGCGGCGCGATGGCGCGCGCCATGGACGCCCACATGTCGGGCGCGACGCTTCGCAGGCC